ATTGTAGAAGATAGCTTGGCTTCATTCTTATTTAAATCAAACTATGGCTTTGAAAACGACAAAAATGCCAACGAATATGCTACACAGATTATGAAACTCTTAGGTGAAACTGCTGTGTTATCAGAATCTGTGTTAGGTATAGCTTCTGCACCTGTAAAAGTTGGCACAGCATTAAGAAATCCCCTTGGAGATATAATAACCACTAAAGATATAGGCTTTAAGAAAGGCAAGCTCATGCCTTTTTTAAATGCTACAGATGAAAAGAAGCTGAACAAAGAGATACAGGCTCTTGTAAAAAACACACAAAAACAAATAAAAAGAGAAACAGAACTAGGCAACAAGTTTCGTGAAAACAGTAGGATGTTTAGTCCTAAGATAACAGATATAAGTGTTGCTAATGCTAGAAGAGCAAACAACGACTACCTAGATAAGATAGATGAAGCAAATAAAAAGATTGTTGATGAGAATCCTGATATAGCTGAGAACGCAATATTTGCCATAGAAGATGGACTTGCACACAATGCCAGAATAACAGAGAAATATGTTAAGCAGGGCAAAACTTTGTTAGACGCTAGAAGAGATGAGAAGTGGTTAAAGATACACTACATAGATAACAAGGGTAAAATGCGTTATGATCCTGATTTAGCCAGAGAAGTGGGTAGAAAAACTACAGTAGAATTAGATGAGAACGTAAAGCTATCAAGAAAAGTTATGGGTTTTGGCGATGTGGTAATGGAGGGTGATGCATTAGGAAAAGCAAGTGCAATGTTAAGAACAGATATGGATTCTCCGTTTACACAACCTGTTTTGATACCAGAAAAGTTTGATGCCCTAGTAGCATTAGCCAGTAACTTGCAAAAAAAATACCCACAAAAATTTAGAAGTAAAAATGTGATAGATGATTTGTATAAAATGGCTGCTGACCCTGACATTGAAGTTGACGGCACAGAAATAGTGGCAGAGCTAAATAAAGTAGGATTATCTTTTGAAGATTATATAATGACTGTGGTAGGCTCTGGATCTGAAGCAGGTAAAATACTACAAAAACTTAGTATGATAAAAAGAAAAAGAGATGTAAATGGTTTAGTTGCTTTGCAAGAAGCAAAAGAATCTAAACAAGCGTACTTTTTATATAATGCTGCAAGACGATTTGAGAATGTTCGTAGAGGTGGTTTAGTATCACAGGTTGTTACAGCCATCAGAAATGCAAGCTCTTTTGTTATACGATCTCCG